TGTTCATCAGAACGTGATTTACTGCGAATTGTGGAATGGAGGAAAAAACTTTGTGGTCACCTTGGGAGACAACAAGGAAGATCTCATGGCAATCTACACTGATCTTCACGAGAAGTTTTTGCTGGCTGCTGGCAAATGAATCAACCAGGATTCAAAAATAGATCTAGACTTGTTGAGAGTCATGATTTGCCCCGATAAAAATCATGACTGAACACTGATTTTAGACTTTTTGAACAATGAAATTGACTATAGAAAGAGTTTTAGGATTGTCAAGTAGGGAATAATGTCAAGTGAAGAAAGTTCGGACAAAGAGAAGTGTGCATTGTGTGATGCAGAAGGATATGATTTCAACAATACACCATGTTGTTACGAAAGACTTTGTGAAGATTGTGAAGAAGAGATGATCTTATATGTATGTTCTAACGATTCTTGTCTAAAGAATTGCTATGATGATAGATGGTGCATAGTTTGCTTTGACATCAACGGAGTCTCAAACAGATGCAGTAAGAAAGGGTGTAACTATACATGGTGTGATGGTTGTCCAGAAACACATGCATGTAACATTTTAAGTAGTAATTGAGTTAATATTGATTTCAAATAGAACGTCTTTATCCATGATAAAGATGTCACCTGAACAAATTATAGACTTTTTAGATTCGATATCTGAAAGAGGAGAATACTTAGACAATCATTATGAGATGATATGGGAATACAAAACATGGAAGCTATCTTCTATTGCAATAGAAGACCTTGATTTCGACATGGATAATGTATCAGATCCAGATTCGCAAAGTCTAGTATTGAGTTATAGTAAACTCAATACATGTCCTCCTCCTATCATAATTGTTCTTGGAGAAAATGGTTATCGTATAATAGATGGATATCATAGAGTTGGAGCAGCTATTCTAATGGGAAAGAAGAAACTGAAGGCTTATCTACCTGATGAATAGTCTTATTCTTAGTAGGTGTGCTAGGAGGTGAATCTTGATAAAGATTGAATGTACCTCCCTCTTTCACTGTTACAACAATGGTACGCAAGACATCGGTATTGCCTGTTCGTTCTTCTTGACGAAGAGCTTCATCAATTCGAGCTTTGACAAATTCATCCAGATCTTGTTGAGATGAACGCAACTTAGAACGCTTCCAATTGAGTTTGTCTTGCAACTCCTCAAGTTTAGCTTTCAGAGCAGTATTCTCTTCTTCAAGTTTGGATACTTTTTCCTCGAGATCGCGAACTCGCTTTGACATTGTTCTAGACTTTGCTTTGTTATAATAATTAAAAATGAATGAAACTCAATTCATCACATTTGAACTTGAATGTGACGAGCGAAAACTTGTGGTACTCTTAATGAATGTGAAGATATCATAGTCTTATTCCATTATCATGATGAATTTGGATGTATATTAGATGAGTATTGACGTTGATTTAAGAAATGAAAGATGTCATTATCATGTATTTTTAGGGTATGAGGATATAGCACGTAAATATCGAAGAGATGCATGACATATGAATGGTGATTTGATTTGGGAAGTGAGGTTGAATATGGTTGAGGGTCACTTTTGAAGGAGGGTGGATTGAGCTATCCCCTTAAAATCGAAAATGATGAATGAATGGGATCTACATTGAATTTTGTGTGAATCTGGACGTTGAAGAGACATTTTTATATGATGTATGTTGTTCAGAATTTACGGGTTTAGTTTAGGGTATGAAGTTCCATTCTATGGGTACAGTGTTATGATCGATTATCATACAATAAGATGAACTGTTTGTGAGGACTTACTGGATTGGATTTTCAAATCTTTGTTCAATTGAAAATGAGAGGAGTTGTGAACGATGTTCATCCAGGGACTCCTGACTGAACATGAGTCTCATCTTTCATCATTTCAAAATTTCGATGTTTAAAAAAACAAGATCTCTTAAAAATCCACCACAACTTTTAACATTATTCGAATAGATTGACCTGTATGGATCATTCAGCTGTTGAAGAGATTCGCAAAAATTTGGATGCGCTAAGTGCAGAAGATCTAGAGAGAGAAAGAAATAGAACATATTATAACCTTCATAAGGAAAAAATCGCGACTTCAAGAAAAGACAATTCGAAGAGAAAGCAAGAAAAAGTATGCGTTGAAGAAGGATTGCCTGTTATTCTCGCTCCATACATAAAATTTTACAATCCAAAAGGTAATAAGAAAGATAGAGTAGCATTAACATTTGATTCAAAAAAGGAAATGATAGTGTTTTTGTTAAATTTGAAGTTCAAAGACAATATAACAAAAGAACAACTAGATGCATTATACAAGAAGTACAACACATAAAAAGATTTCAAAAGAAATAAATGTTGAGCAAATCGAAGGGTCCGCAATATTGTTATGGATATGTTCGAGTATCCACCGCAAAACAAGTTAAAGATGGAACGTCTATAGAATCCCAAAAAAGAGCAATTGAAGGATGGGTTACGAGAAACGGTCATGAATTAGTAATGATACAATACGATGCTGGAGTCTCAGGAACTCTCGAAATATCAAAAAGACCTGGACTTTCTGAAATCATGATTAACATGAAAAAAGGAGATTTATTCGTAACATTATCAATGTCGCGAATGGGTCGCAATTATGGAGAATCATACAGAATTTTTGAGAAAATTCGAGATAACGGATGTTATCTCATTTCAGTAGAAGAAGGTCATGATACTAGTACACCTGCAGGTATTATGACAATGCAGATCATGTCATCTATAGCTGAAATGCAAGCTACACAAATATCACAATACGCGAAAGAATCAGCAGAATCTTTTCACAGATTAGAGAGACATACAGGTGGAGTTCCTTATGGATATACATTAAAAGATCCCAGTAGAAGTGGTAGCGGTTTAATTGAAGATCCAGAACAGCAGAAAGTTATAGAGTTAATTAGAGAGATGAGAAAAAAAGAAGATGATAAAGGTCAACTCACATCATTCAATAAAATTGCAATATATCTCACTGAACAACACATTCCAACACCCAAAAACGGAAAGACGTGGAATCGTAACACGGTTGCTAATATTCACGATAGATATAAGGTAGCTACAAAAGGACGCGAAGATATAGGATCACTCATTTGAAATTGATTTGAAGAAATGTATATCATTTCTTCAAAAATGATCAGAACTAGACGCATATCATATTTCGGATATATACGTATACCGATTACTGCTGAGTCTGAAACAGAGAATATCAAAGAATTGCAAGAAAAAGCTATCAAAGAGTGGGTTGCGAGCAAGGGTGATGATGGACGTTTAGCAGTCTTAGAATGTGATGTTGGTCATTCGAGTATTCTTAAAGTTAAAAAGAGACCAGGATTAAGAACAGTTCGTAATTGCATTGGAAAAACTGGTGTACTTTTAGCATTCTCAATAAAGGATGTAGCTCGTACATTTGTGGAATTTCTCAATATTGAAGAAAAAATACGTGAGAAAGGTGGTCATTTTGTTTCGATATTTGAAAAGTATGATACAAGTACTACAACAGGATTAAGTCATATGCGAACGAGTTACATTACAAACATTTCACTTAGTATACAAAATTCTAAACATGTTAATTGGGAATATGAAGTTCCTTATGGATGGAATAGTAATGAAGAAAATAGCAAAGTAACAATATATGAAAATTTCGAACAACAAGAAGGCTTAACATTAATTCGAAAACTATGTCTAGAAAACACAATAAATGCATCAATTGATTACAACAAAGTCTCAGATTATCTGAACGGAACATGCATTAAGCGTAAAGGCGGTAAAGAATGGTCTTCAAAGCATATTATAAAAGTCTTGGAGCGCGCTGATTTGTCTAAAACAGGAAAACTTATTGAAAAGAATACAATTAGATATTGCTATGGATATATTCGAGTATCAACTTGTATGCAATCAGAGCGCGGTACTTCTCTACAAACACAAGAAGATGCGATAAGAAAATGGACTGATGATCCACGTAACAATGCTCAACTTGTAATGTTAGAATCAGATATTGCTATTTCAGGTACTCTCAAAATAGACAAAAGACCAGGTTTGAAGAATCTTATCCAAAATCTCAAGAAAGATAGCATACTCCTAACATGTTCTATTTCACGAATGTCTAGAAATTTTACTGAATTAATGAATATCATTAATACTGTTAAAGAGCATGAATCTAACATGATTTCTATATCTGAAGGATTGGATACTTTCAATAATACAGGTATCTTAGGCATGCAAATCATGGCTTCTGTTGCTGAAATACAAATTTTGCAAATCTCTAAGCATGCAAAGGAAGCTGCAGCTACATTCAAGGAACAGAAACGTCATTATGGTAGCGTTCCTTATGGATGGAAAAAGATATCAAAAGACAAAGGTAGCGGATTGTGTGAAGTTCCAGAACAACAGGATATTATAAAAGTAATTCGTGAAATGCGAGCAACAAGGAATGAAAAAGGAGAAGCTACACCTTTTCCACATATTGCAGAACTTTTGAATAAAAACAGGGTTCCTCCTCCGAGAGGTAAAATGTGGTATCCTGGCACAATAAAAGGTATACATGACAGAACAGAAGTATTTGTCAAAGGGCGAGAGGACATTGCATCTCCGAATTGAGATATGATCCATCTAGGCTTAATGTCAATATGCTAAAGTCTTGGAAGTTATAACATCCCCTAAAATTATCGATCTGATATGCTAAAGATTTCAAAATGGAGCAAAGAACTTTCGCCTACTTGTCTAACGTGACACCACTTTTGCCAAATCCTAACTCTGCAATGACAATTGGCGATCAGACGGGACTGTTGGAGAACAAGTTTAGGTGTACTGGGTTCAAGTACATTTTCTCCGAGAACTTTTCAACATCAAACTGCAAAATCGTTACCCAAGATAGCCCTATTTTACCACCCAAAAGAGAAGCATTCGAGTTGGTCTTGAAGAACATTGGAAAGGGTGATGTTGTTGTGATTTGGAGTTGGACAAACTTCATTGACTCTGATCGAAAGACTTGGGCAACATTTGATGTCATGGCAAGAGTGGCTTTGATTCATCAGTTGGGAGCTTCTGTGATGTTCGTGAATGAGAACATTGAGACTCGCACAGCTGCTGGTCGGCTTACATTGTCATCACTTGTGGCTGCTGAGCAGTACAACTTCGATCGCATTGAAGAAGGTGTCACTAGTCAACAGAATTCCAATGTCAAACCTTGTTAATCATACATAACATTAAATGTTATGTATTAAGACTAATTGAGAAATGATATCATCTCTTTTCCTTTGAATAAAGAGAAGATGTCTCGATATTATGGATATGTCTACAAACCTGGAACACCTGAACAATATATTTTCAAAGGTATAGATCGTTCTTTTCGTGTAGATGAGACTATATCTTTTGCAATACAATATAATGGATGGAATCCTAAAGATGTATGGGTTTTTGACAGTAAATATGGAATCACTGACAATTATTTCTCAAAAGAGAATCCTCCAACATCCGAAGAATTCATAGAAATGAAAGAAATAGCCGAAAAATGGAATCACAGTTATATTCATGGGTTTGGAGGAATTTCACCTGAATATTCAGCTATATCATGCGTTTACAGTCATTATGGTGAAGAAACCAGAGCTTATTGTATGTGTGTAGATGATTACAAATCTAAATGGTATGTGAAGTGTGTTTCATTCCTAGAAACAGAAGTTCGTACATATTGGCAGAATAGTGGTATGGGATATGAAGCTGCACGATTTGCTTTCTTTGATGAAAAGTGTCCATATCACAAAAAGCATGGACATCCATATCAATACAGTCATATTCCCAATGCATTCAAGGCTACAAAGTAAATCTATCTACGAATGAAAATATCACATATCGTTATGATTTACAGTAAAAACTGAGATTGATGCATGCTTCATTCAATCTCTTCTCTCTTGAACTTTTGGGAACTTGCAGACTTACATGCATGACATTGAATGTCATGCATCCTCCTCGATTCTATAAAATCATATACGAAAACAAATATTGTCATGTGTGTATGATTTCTCGAAAATGCTTAAATGCATGACATTAAATGTTATGTATGTGAATCTTGAAGTTCTCAGAAGTTCCGAAGCAAAGGGTTTGAATGAAGTATGCGTCATGTCAAGCATTTGATGTGAAAATGACAATCTCCATGAAGATTGTTCATTGTTAAATGTCTCGAAGTTTGAGATTTTGGACTCTGATAACATCTAATACCGATTGTTGTGATCATCAAGAATGGAAAATTAAAAAATTTAGATCATCCGAACTAGCTTTCGATCACATGATAGAAGAAATTAAAATAGATTCGTATGAGCTTTGGTTTCATGAAGAGGCACCAGATGAAAAAATATCGACTTTATTGGAATCTTTTTTAATGAAAGGAGATGTATTAACTTATGGAGGACAGAGATATCAGATTGTCAAAGGAACCTCAGATGAAGTCAACTTTACAAAATACTATGAAAACAATGATGATAAGTCATTGTCTGACTTGATTCTCTAAGCATGTAAATATTGTTCTGGTAAATCTGTAAAATCTTGGAATGAAGCAATTTTCATTCCATCTCTTTTTGTTAGAACTTTTGAGAACTTACAGACTCACATGCATGACATTGAATGTCATACATTGTAATTCTCAGAAAGTTGTATACAATTGCAAACATTATCATTCGTATACAACTTTCTGAAAATTGCAGCACCTTTATATTTTGAATACTCGTGCATGTGCATCTGAAGTCTTGGAAAATCCAAATGCAAAGGATGAAATGATGCATGTCTCATGTCAAGATTTTATGGATATATTGTAACGATATGTGATATCTTCATTCCTATATAACTCTCTACTTTGTTTAATCGATTCACATGTCTTTCACTTTTTCTTAATGACAAAATGCAAGAGATTTCAATTGGAAGAGTAATAGAAGCAGCTAGATATTTGAAGGAAGAAACATCCTTAATCTGGATATCAGGACAGTTTCAAAACGCAAATGGTGATGTCTTAGATATTCTACATCTCAAGAAATTGTTGAGTTCGAAGATATGCAATAATGTATGGACTCTAGGAATATCAATGCCTGAAGATGCTAACGAACTTCGAATGTATTACATACGATTTGCGAATGATCTGAAGAGTGCTAGATTTAGATCTGCAGTGATTACTTATTGCAAATCAGCTTATGATGTTATTGATCCATTGTAGATAGATATGATTGATTAAAAATCAAAGTTTTCAAACTAAAATTTAACAACATGACCGAAAAGGGAGTTACTGATGATCCATCCATATCGCCTTGTAGTGTACCAAATTGCAATAATCCGCGTATGAAGATGCGCAAATACAATGGTTATGGAACAGATTGTCAAAAACATTCTATATGTATCAGATGTGATCGTTCTACAAATGGATGGACATGTAGAATGTGCGAATCATGTGAAAAGAACCCCATTTTTGAATTTAAATAAATACAAACATTCGATCCAAAACAATGTCGAAAGTCATACCTTGGTGTGAAAACTGTAGTACTCTTCAATTGCCAGATGATATGACTGCTTGTGCTACTGGTGATGGATGTCACTCATGTGAAGATTGTATCTGTCCTGATTGTCATTGCTGTAAATTCGCACATTGTGATCGCGATTCTAGTCATAGCTCGAGTGAACCAAAAGAACTCAATGAGAGGGATAAGATTAAAGCTAAGATTGTTAAGGATTTGACTGAACATATGACACTACTGAAGTCAGTATATCCATCTGGTACAGATGTTTGTCAGAAGCTGATAAATTTAGTACATAAAGTTCCAGATCAAAATGAATAACAAAATATCTTGATTTTTATTTCAAAATCAAGAATTAGTATCCATGGAGTTTGTTGATTTTGCCGAGATTAAGGATCAAAAAGATATAGATAGCATAATTGATCTTTGGTCTGATCCAAGATTATCCGAATCCTTCCAAACGCGAATATGCGGTCTCGGCCTTTGCCAAAATTTTGATTGCAAAAATTCTCATTTGAAATTGATGGGATATCACGTTGTGCGATGCAAGAGATGCTCACTCCAAAAATGTGGCTTAGAAAAAGTTGTTAAGATCATTGTGCAATACAGTCAAATGCCACTACCGTTATATATTGTTTGTAGACGAGTAGCATGGAATCTACAAGATATGTCTAATTATGAAGACAAACTTGATAGATTTCTCAGGCTGTCTAAATTGAGATCGACTGTTGTTGCTTCTCATAATGAAGGTGACAACAAGAGATCGAGAGAAGAACATGAGACATGTGAATTCCAGTCAACACTTGCAACTAAGAAAGCTCTTCTCGAACTCATTAAGGATGATGATTTTGTTGGAGTGATCAAGATTGATGTATCATATCTCAAAGATGCTATTCTTAAGTTGTCTGATGAAGATGTTATAGCATTGAAACCAGAGTTGAAGGATATGCCTGGCACTGATATTGTTATTGAGAGAGCGGAACTTCGAATGCAAAATGCTCTTCTCAGAAAGTACGTCAAAGAGCATCCTTAAACATAAGAATATATGGTGCATATGTACCATACATCTAAAATTTGTTTGTTTGTTAAATGGATGCTGTGCAGTTCTTCATACTCTTAATCATTATCATTGTTATCATACTCATCATAATAAATGTTAAGCCTAAATCATCACCTAAGGAAAACAGACTCAAGATTGATTTTGGTTATATGAAGGAAGAGAAAATCGATGCGAAGACTACAACCTACACTCACGTCAAAGGTAGTAAAACATTGACATCCAAAGATATGGAGAATGCAAAATTGTTATTAGGAACAAAATATAATCCTTCTGAGGTGAGAGGAATACAGATTGGTGAAGATTACTATTTTCCACCTTATGGGAAGGATCCAAAATGGAGTGTTAAAATTAGTCAAGGTGACAAACCAGCAGTCGTCTCTGTTGAAGGTACAGAAAGCTGGATATCAATTGATAAGACTATTAACACTGCGCATGAATGTTGGGGAATGAAGTCAAACAGCATGCATCTTAGCGAGACGAATTTCTTGAGTTTAGTATCTCTCATGATGTAATCTATTGTCTTGAAGACAATACATTATAGTAAAATTTCCCCGGTGATTGCCGGAGGCATAGGAGGAATTCCACCTCTTGGAGTAAATTGATCAATGGTCTCATTTGTGACGCGTTCACGAGCTATTTTTTGCCTTCTCCATTTTCCTACCCTATGACCTACTGCAACACCTGTAGTCGCCACCACTACTGCAGCACCTGCTATGGTACCCCAAACCCATACGGGTGTGGATTCACCTTTTTGTTGCTCTTCTTTGTCACCTTCGATGTTGTCCATTTATTTGACAAATCTTTATCTTCGCAAGTATCGCTAAATGTTGAAACTACCTGAAATTGTTGTTGATCCTAAGTTCAAACCTCACTACGATTTAGTGCATGCTTTACATATCATCATCTTTGATGTCAAGACTGTATGGTATAGCTCTCCAAGTAACGCCAAAATAGTTGACACAATAATGTCTGTGGATATTGATCTTAGCATATGTGTTGATGAAATTCTTCAAGGACGTATTCCTTCATTCAAGTTTGATCGAACTATATTAGCTGCTTGTTTCAAGAAGGCACGATACAAAGGTGCGAGAGAGTTAAAATGGGATGAATTGAAGATCGAAGCATTGAAACTCTATGATGACTTTTTAAAACTCGAGAAAGAGACATAAATGAGATACAGTTGTCGACAAGCATTTAGTATTCGCAACCTAACATTCATAGGATTGATTCTATCAATCTTAAGCATATGTTCAAGTATATTCACTATTACATACTTTTCTGTTCAGCTCTCAAAGCTGAGTCAATATGATTACATATATGATTATCATGACGCAACATGTGTTCCTGTCGATTATCAAATAAAACAGATTTATTGTGATCCTGATGATACTCCAAACTGGTTGATAACATACACATTGAATAATGGCAATAGTATCATGTCAAATCCATTCGCAATCAATGAGAATAAAAACATTTTGCTATGGACTAATTATACCTGTATGTGTAGAAATAATGTTAAAGGTGATCTTCAAGTAGGATGTACATACTGGACATATTGTCTCTTTGATTCAGAGTTTGTGGGATACATGAAGCGTGATAACAGACGTTA